GCCGGTTTTTGACCCATCGATCTGGGGCACAAAAATCTTGCGATTGAAATCATCGACTTTCTCGTCAAGAATTCCGACGAACCAGACGTTCTTGGCCCGCGTGTGCTGCAGATGCGTCAGCCAGGCAATCATCTCGCGACCATGCAGACCGTAAGCCCCGCGCACATCCGGTTTGCCGGTTTTATCCGAAAACGCATCCGGCTGACCCTTGCTCCACTGAAAACACAGCCGTCCGGGCACCGTAATCGAGTCGATAAAAATGGTCTGGTAGCGATCAAGCGCGGCTGGGTCGCCATACTTCGCGCAGACAGCGTCATAATGGGTCTGGCTATAAGGCTGATCCCCACGTAGCGCCGGGTTCGGCCCGCCGATGAAGACCGCAAAATCCCGGCATTCTTTCCAGGTGCGCGGCCGGATGGTGTCGCCCTGCCAGCCTTCGATGGCGAGATCACCGGCCTCGAGATCGAAGAACAGGGTTGTGGTCGCGTTCAGCGTCCACAAGAGCGAGGTCTTGCCAATGCCCGAGGGGCCAAAAATGCAGCCCTTGATTCCGCGCGGTTCAGCCAAGCGCTGATCGGCGGTGATGATGGGAAGAATACCGCTCATGCCACCACCTCCGGACTTGCGGCGGGCCTGTCGGCCGCAGCGAGGATGGCATCGAGGCACTGCCCGAAGCTCCAGTCGGGATGATCGCCCCAGAACCGGTCGGCCTGACGCAATGCCTGGCGCCATTCCCGCAAGGCCGCGTTGTCATGGGCAATCTGCTGGCGACGGATTTCAATGGCGCGGGCAAATTCGGTGCGTGATAACCTGCGGGTGGCAACCAGTGTTGTTCCGTCAAGGTCCATCGCTACCGCCGCAGGCAGTTGGAACGGCAATTCGGCCTGCGCGCTATTTGCCTTTTGCGTTGCCTTCAGGCGCAAGCTGCGGGCCCGCCCATCAATCCGCGTCACGACACCGTCGATCCCGGCAATATATTTGCCGTCGCCATCGATATCGTCCCAGCGATCAACCGCCGCCTGACGTTTGTTGATGGCCTTGCCGCTGATCACATCGGTGATGATCTCGCTCACCACATCATTTAGTCGCATCTGTCCCATTCGAGGTCTCCTTTTCAAAAATGCTGCTGAAGGTATTGAGCCACGTCGCCGCGCGCCGGACCGGCACGGTATCAACGGCGTGGCGTGAAGCCGGGGGAATGCGCTGCACCGCGTCCCCGGGGGCGGGTTGTTCGGCGATAAGTTCGCTGATCTCTTCAAGCCGCGCCCAGATGGCCCGATCCTCAGGCGTGCCAAAGACCGCAACCCGGTGGGCACGCTCTGCATCCGTCAGGAGTGGTGCCTTGTCCGCCTCAAGACGACGAACGCTTTCCTCGGTGCTTTTGAGCCGGTCAAAGGATCGTTGCAGCTTGTCCCGGGCCGCCCGACGCAGGGCAGCGCGTGTGGGTTCCTCGCCCCGGGCCAGACCCTCGTCAAGAGTGCGGCGAACAATGCCGGGGTCTGCCACCTCCGCATCGCGGATCAGGCGCGCGTCATGGATCTGATCGCGGCGCAGGCCGAGATCGGCGGCAGAGGCAATCGCGTTGGCATCGTCAACGCGTTTTCTGGCTCCATCATGCGCGCCGATGACCTCGCCACGTGCCTGCGCGGCGTCATATTCGTCCGCGAGCCGCCGTTTGGCGCGCGCTTCGATTTCCAGCGCATGGGCTTGCGTGCGGTGTGCGGCGGCAACGAGATCGTCATGGGCCGCTTTGGCGCGCTGCAGCCGGGCGGCTCTCTTCGCCACGTCGAAAGCCAGACCCGCCGCCTCGCGGGCCTCCAACACCTCCGCCGCACTTTTTGCACCCGAGAGCATGGCGGTGGCGCGCTCAATCAGGCCCGGAAGGTCGTCTGAAATGGGTGACAGGCAGGCGAGCGCGGTCATTGATCTGCCTCCTGGCTGACCAACTCGACACGCAGCGTGCCGGGGCGCACTGTGCGGGCGGGTTCAAAATCCTTGCACAAGTGATCCGGCCACGCGGAATATTTACGTTCCGCAACCTTATAGGCGATGTCGATATACTGGGTCGGATCCTCACCCGCAGCGATGACACGCGCGACCATCTCAGCCAGTCTGGCCTGATCCCAGCTGACCCGTTTCGGCAGATCAGCAACGACGGTGAAATCCCCATCATCAAAGCGAACGGTGCCGGTATCCTTGCCATGAAACTGCCGTTCCTCGGCAGCGCGTGTGGCGTAGCGGATCGTCAGCGCCCCATCGAGACGGGCTTTTGCGGATTTGGCGCGTTTCAGGGTTTCTTCGATCTCGTGCTGAAGGATGGCCAGAAGTTCGACCGGCAGCGCGGCGATGTCTTGCGCGGGCATCGAAGTCAGATCATCGACGCGCGGTGCGTTTTCTGGAAAGGGCATGTAGGGATCTCCATGATTGGCAAAAAGGGATTGAAACGGGGTCATCAGGCGTTCGCCCTGCCACTCGAACCAATGGCGTGGCAGGGCTCACCATCCAGAAGCAAGGCTGACAATGAGGCGGCGGCTTTGGATCTTGGTTTGGGGCGGGCGATGGCGATGTAGGAAAAACGGTCGATCGCAAGGCGCTGCTGCACCAGATGGACAAGGCCAAGTTCAAAGGCTCCGCGCGCCTTTTGCGCCAGTTGCCCAAGGGCTTTGCGGTCCGCCTCGGACGGGGTGCAGATGGGTGATTCAATCTCCACAACCAGAAAGCCGCGGTGATACTCAAGGCGGTCGCCGGGCTCTGCCTGTTTGACCCAAGCGAGAAATTCGACATCGCTCATGCACAGTTTGCAAGGGATCAGTTTCGGTTTTGCGTTGCGCTGCGCGCGGGATTTGCAAACCTGAAAGTCGATGGGCGCGTTCATTGGGCCGCCCCCGCTGATGCGGTGGTCTGCGCCTGGAGTTTGGCATTTTTCGCCAAGACCTTCTGGCGAAGCCTGGCTTCATATGCCTCGATATCTTCCAGCCGGTAAACAACGCGGCTGCCGAGTTTAAGATACGCCGGGCCATCTCCGTCGTATCGCCAACGCTCCAGCGTGCGCGGTGAAACACTCCAGCGCGTCGCCAGGTCGGTTTGATTGAGATGTTTGATGGGCATGGATACCTCCAGTTCGATTGGACTGGTCACAGATTGCAACATCGCTTGGGAGGAGGTCGTCCCGAGTGTGGTCGGTGGCACAAGAAAAATATCGCATTGAAATTGAAGTATTTTTCAGGCCCGGTCGGCGACACCTACCTTCACCTACCTTCACCACCCAAACACCACCCAATCTCCTCCCGAACACCACCTGTGCGGGTGCCAATTCACGCGAATCAAAAAGCCGAAGCGCGAATCAAAAAACCCGCCTGCTGGCGGGTAAAACGACGGGGCAGAAAGGAGCGGCAGGCACCTCAGAGCAAGAGGGCAAGCACAAGCCCGGGTTCCATATAATACCAGCCACGGCGCCCAGGGGCCTTTTTGATGATGCGAGTCCATTTGGGACGGCTGGAGAACAGATGGCCAAGTTTGGCGGATGCGGACGAGGCGGCGTCCAATATCTCCCGGTGGTGCTGCTCAGAAACCCCGTTGCGTGCGCTGTCAAACAAAAACTGCAAGGCACGGGATTGCATTTCGGTAAACTCGAAAACCTCGCCTTCAAACTCGAAGCATCTGAAATCTATATGCTTTCCAGTTTTTCTTTCCTCAAATCGCAATATGTTCTTCTCAAACTGCGCGCGTTCTTCCTGGCGCACCAGAAGGTCACTGCGCTGAAGGCAGATGATGTCTTGATCGTGGATGAATTCCGCGAGCTCGTCGCCGGGCAAACAGAAGCCCCTTGTCGACACGGAGCCATCGCGAAAAAGCGCGAATGTATCCTGGCGGCACAAATCAACCAGCCCGTCCATCTGCCGTCGTTCATAAGGGATGTAAAACCTGCCGCCCTCAGGCATTTCCTCGTATCCGCCAATCTCCATGCGCTTGCCGACAATGCGCACGGAAAGCGTCAGCAGGCCGTTTTCAACCGCGTAACGCAAATCAGGCTCAGTCAACTTCCAGATGCTGATCAATTCATCTAGTGTGAAATAGTTTTTGGTGATA